CCGAGCAATACCTCCCCGATGACCACTAGCACGGTCCTAGCCGGTCCCTGCACGGGCCAACCGGAGCAGGATTAGTAGGATTATGGACAATATGAAACCGCCTCGTAAGGGGGCTACTGAGCCTCGATTACATAGTCCCTACATCGAAGGCAAAAATCGCGGCGATGAGGTAGCGCAGCTTGCAGACTCGATAGGCCTACCTCTTTTGCCGTGGCAGGATTTTGTAATCCGTGACATGACCGCCGTAGACGAGTCCGGGATGTTTATCCGAAAAACAAATTTAGTGTTATGTGCAAGGCAACAGGGTAAGACTCACCTCGCGCGTATGATGATGCTCGCGCACCTCTATTTATTCGACTCTAAAAATGTAATTATTATGTCCTCTAATAGATCGATGGCTTTAGACACCTTTAGGCAAGTGGCTTACGCGATAGAGGGTAACGATGGCCTAAGCCGGTCCGTTAAACAGATCCGGTTTGCTAACGGTACCGAAAGTATCGAGATGAAAAACGGCGCTCGCCTTGATGTAGTCGCAGCTACTCGCGACGGCTCACGCGGCCGTACGGCAGACCTGCTCTACATCGATGAGGTACGAGAGATATCCGAAGAGGGCTTTAGAGCTGCAACACCTACGACTCGTGCCCGGGCTAATGCTCAAACCTTGCTTACCTCTAATGCCGGCGATGCTTTTAGCACGGTCTTAAATGACCTGCGCGAGAGGGCTCTTAGTTTTCCGCCTAAAACGTTTGGCTATTACGAGTACTCGGCTCCTCAGTTTGCAGCTATCACCGATCGTGATGCGTGGGCCATGGCTAACCCGGCACTCGGATACACCGTTACCGAGGAGGCACTCGAGGAGGCGGTAGCTACGCAACCCGTAGAGACGACTAAAACAGAGCTCTTATGCCAATGGATCTCGAGTACGCAGAGCCCGTGGCCTCATATGTCGGTAGAAAATGCCGGAGACAAAGATCTAAAAATGTCACCGGGACCCCTTACTATTTTTGCCTTTGACGTGGCACCGTCGCGCAGAGACGGCTCGCTCACGATGGGCCAAGTATTACCCGATGGCCGTATAGGGGTCGCGGTCCTTGAGACTTTTCATAGTGACGTAGCTATAGATGAGCTATTTATGGCGGACCATATTGCTAAATGGTGTAAAGACTTTTACCCTCGGACCGTTTGCTATGACAAGTACACAACCGCCTCGATCGCCAAACGCCTCGAAATTAATGGCATCCATATAACCGATATATCAGGGCAAAAGGGATATCAGGCCTCAGGAGATCTACATCAAGCTCTCTCAAATAATCGCCTCGTGCACTCGGGCCAAGATGACCTCGTAAACCATATGGCGAATTGCGCGGCAAAAGAGTCCCCGGATAGCTGGCGTATCGTCCGGCGTAAGTCCGCCGGGCCCGTCGATATAGCTATCGGCCTATCTATGATCGTGCATATTCTTAATCAACCAATGGCCGAGGCTAAGGTTTACATCTAGAGACACGCCGGCAAAAAACGGATTTATGCTTGACATTTTGAGAAAATCCTACCTATGGGATTACTCCAAACTCTAGGGCTTAAGAGCTCTGCAAAACCTCAAGTAGAGGCTCAGTATGCACCTGCCGTAATGGATACTACTTACGGTTATGGATCTTTTAATACGGGTAATTTTGGATATAACGGCGTAGGTATCGATCGTAATTTTGCTTTACAAGTTTCGAGCGTTGCACGTTGCCGTAATTTAATTGCGGGAGTTATTAGCTCTATTGATTTATCTCTATACAAAAAATCTACCGGCGAAAAGTTAGGCTCCCCTGTTTGGTTAGAGCAGCCGGATATTCGACAACCTCGAAGCGTTACGATCGCTGCAACCGTCGATAGTTTGATTTTTTATTCTGTTGCATATTGGCGCGTTACATCTTTGTACGCCGATGATGGCAGACCGTCCGGCTTTGAGTGGGTCGCTAATAATCGCGTTACATATACGACTAATCAATACGGTACAGAAATCCAAGATTATTTCGTAGACGGTAATAAAGTACCTATGGGCGGTATTGGATCTCTACTTACTTTCCAATCGTTACTACCTGGTGTATTACAGAGTGCTAGTACAACTATTAAAGCTGCGTACGATGTACAACGTGCGGCGGCTATTAGTGCAGCTACACCAATGCCTACGGGTATCTTAAAAAATAACGGTGCAGATTTACCGGAGTCTCAAATACAAGGACTACTAGCAGCCTTTAAGAGTGCTAGACAAAATCGCAGCACCGCATATTTAACGAGCACTCTCGAATACGTGCCTACATCTTTCTCACCTAAAGACATGGCGTACGCAGAATTTTCTCAATACCTCGCAACTGAAATTAGCCGCGCAATGAACGTACCGGCGTACCTAATTAGTGCGGACATGAATAACTCAATGACGTACCAAAATATTTTAGACGGTCGTAAAGAATTTGTCGCGTACTCGTTGCAACCTTACATCTCAGCTATTGAGGATCGCCTCAGCATGAACGACGTGACAAATGGAGCCAATCAAGTGCGCTTCGCGGTAGACGATACGTTTTTACGTGTCGATGCTAAGGATCGTTTAGATATTATCGAAAAAATGTTAAACCTAGATTTAATTGATGTAGAGCAAGCCCGACAAATGGAGCAACTAACACCGCTAGGAGATACAAGTGCTACTAACGTTTAGCCAAGAGATACAGGCCGCAGATACAGAGCGCCGGATGATCTCCGGACTCGTTGCACCATATGGCGAAATCGGTTTTACAAGTGCAGGCCCCGTTATGTTTGAGCGCGGCTCGATTACATACGCTGAGGCCTCAAATATTAAATTACTTATGCAGCATCAAGCCGATAAGCCGGTAGGTCGCGCAATTAGTTTTAGCGACTCAACCGAAGGCGTATACGGATCTTTCAAGTTATCGAGCAGCACTCGAGGACAAGATGCGCTCGTATTAGCTCAGGAAAACCTAGTAAGTGGCTTATCCGTAGGGGTCGATGTTACGGCCTCTAAGCCAATGGGTGACTACCTGTTAGTAACGGCTGCGGTCCTCAAAGAGGTATCGCTTGTCGAAAGCGCTGCTTTTTCTAGCGCATCCGTAACTGATATTGCAGCGGCTCGGGCCGAGCTCATCGCTGCGACTAGCACAAAAGAAAAAGTAACAACGATCAATACGACAATCGTAGAGACCGAAACAGAAACCGAAAGCGAGGAAGCTGTGACTACAGCCCCAGAAAATACACCGGAGGAAACTCCGGTAGATGCACCGGCCGAGGCTGAAAAAGTCGAAGCCGCTCGTAAGATCATCCGTCCGTCAGTACTAGACTCTCAGCGAGTACGTACACCTATTACATCTATGGGCGCTTATACAGAGCACAAGATTAAGGCAGCTCTAGGTAATGACGACTCAAAGCTTTACGTAACCGCAGCCGATGATAGCTTTGCTACAAACCCTGCATTTTCACCTACTCAGTACTTAGCAGAATTTCCTACTAACACTCGCTTCGGTACACCTGCTATCGATGCTTGCTCACGTGGAGTATTGCCAACTAACGGTATGACTATTAACGTCCCATCACTCGTTACCTCAGCCGGCGGCGGTACAGGCGTAGCACCTGTTGTAACGGTAGAGCTCGAAGCCGGAGCGGTACAAAATACAGGCATGGAAACGGCCTACCTAACAGGTACCGTATCTAAGTACGCAGGTATGAATACGATCTCCGTAGAATTGTTAGAGCGCTCAGATCCTAATTTCTATGCAGAGCTAACAAATCAACTACAAAATGCTTATCTAAAGACTCTCGATACGACAGTACTAAACGCACTTATCGCAGCGGGTCAATATAGCTCAGGATGCGATGCAGACTCAGCCGGTATTATTGAGTTTGCCTCAGACTCAGCTCGTAAAGTTTACGAAGCTACGGGTTACTTTGCTAATAACTACATCGCCAACGGATCACAATGGCAGCTACTTATGGGCGCTACAGATACTACCGGGCGACCAATCTACTCAGCATCTCAGCCAATGAACGCAGGCGGCTTAGTGCAACCGGGCTCAATTCGAGGCAACGTACTCGGGCTAGATCTTTATGTAGATAAAAACTTTACCGCTACTACTACTATCGATGACTCTGCGGTTATTTTGGCACCGGAAGCATTTACGGTTTACCAATCACCTACGGCGTATATGTCAGTAAACGTAGTATCAAACCTACAGGTACAGGTAGCCATTTATGGTTACATGGCCACTATTGCGAAAATGCCTAAGGGTATCGTTAAGTTTAATCTTAACTAAGCAAAAAAACTAATAGTCGGTAGGGCTCTTAGCCCTTTGAGCCCTACCGGCCCTTTTTTAGTGAGGAGTATAAGATGCCTGCCACGTACGTAACCGAAGCCGAGCTACGCGCTAACCTCGGCATCGAAAACCTTTACTCGTCGGATATCGTCGAGACGTGTTGCCAAGCTGCTCAAGATTTACTCAACCAATTTTTATGGTTTGACTCTGCACCGGTAGTCGGCACCGCGCTGCAAAATAACGTAGCTACGGTAATGATCGCTAACCCTGCAATATTTAGCACCGGGGACTCCATAACCTTGAGTGGGTGCGGCTCAACTTATAACGGCACTTATACAGTTACCGGCACTATCCCGTGGACGGCCGGCACTACTACACAATTTCCATCCATAGCATTTAATAACATGGCTTTTAATTGGCCTAATGGTTATAGCTTTATACAGTTTGCTAAGACCGCAGCTAACGCTAATTTTACGCGAGTACTTCCTTACGGCTCAGCCGTGGGCACCGATACAAAAACAAACTCATACGCAACTACCCCGGCCGTAAGAGAGGCTGCGATGATTTTGGCCGTAGACATTTTTCAGGCCCGGCAGGTTAGCCAAACCGGCGGCGTATCCATCGATGGTTTTAGCCCTAGCCCTTACCGTATGGGTAATAGCATGATCGGCAAAATTCGCGGATTAATCGCCGGATACACAAACCCTAATGCGATGGTCGGATAATGCCGGCACCTATTACTACTTTACGTGCCTCACTAGCTGCGGCCCTTGCTAACGCTAACGTATGGAATACCTACGCGTATCCGCCTGCAACTATTACGGCTAATAGCGTAATCGTGTCCCCGGCAGATCCATACATAACACCGACTAATA